CCTAATCGAGCTTAAAGTTCTCCCAAGCAGACAGGATATCCTGTTCTGTTCTAGGGGCTTGCCATTTACCCTTCATAACGCTATCCAACATCGAATTTTTAAAATTAAGTTGAACTGACTTAATAATATCATTCGGTGCTGTGAAAGTACTTTCAGTAGTTGAACTACCGTAGTAAATTTCATCAGTAGCGTTAAGGAGATCAAATCCATCCTTGATAATTGATCCTACAGTTAATAAAGATTGAATTTTGTTTCGTTCTTTATTAAAAATAGAATTAATATCAAGATTCTGAATTTCTTTCGAGGCGTTATGTAAAATAACGCTATCGCTAAGATCTCAGGATTGAACGATCTCCCAAGATCGTTTTATGGAATTGTAAATAGCAATGAACAAGGTATTATCATTAAGAGCATTTTTATCCTCAATCTCAAATTTACTTAACAGTAAATCTGGATTGTTGATAATACTCTTATTAATTTTACCAACTATTCCTGCCATTCCTTGTGAAAGAATTCTTCTATATTCTAGAAGAGCTTCTCTTTCACCTGGTATAGGATAATTGTCATTAGTTACTAATATTGTGAATAAGTTTCGCAACTTATCATAATTATAGTAACCAAAGTCAATATCCAATGACAGGGATAAAGCTTTGATCATTACAATCTTTCTTTTACTAATGGTTAATAATTTAACTAAATTCTTCTTAGATTTTGTTTTAATTAACTTAATCTTTGATTTTTTAGTTTTATTACCATCAGTAAAAGGAAACTTGTAATAAAGTCTACGTAACAAATCAACCAAAGGAAAACTTAGTAGATACTTATTACCTTTAATTTTAAAGAAATCATATAAAATTAAAAATACCACAAATGGATTTTTAAAATTATTAATGATTCCTTTTAAAGGTAATCCAGTAATCTCTGCCTTCTTAAAGGGTTTTATTCACCGTTTAGCAAATTCATATGTATCAATAGATACATGTGTTTTGTTAGGTGAAACTTCAACACCTAAAGAAGTTAAAATCTTTATATATTTTTGGGCGACATCATTATCTTTGATAACAATGTCATCACCTAATAATATATATTGATTAAAATCTTCTTTACCACATAAACTAGCACAATAATGTACTAGTAAGTGGTGTGTTAAAGTAAAAACCGCTCAAGAGGAATAAGTTCCCATCGGTTGGCCTGTTGAGTAACTCAACAAGTCCCCTTCCGGTGTGGAAAATTTTCTATTTGATAATATATAATGTCAACTATGAGCAAAATTTTCATTGAAAATTCTGACTAATAGTCGACGTTGTAAATCAATAGGAAATCTATCCGTTGCAGAAGAAAGATCTAAAGACCAAAAGCTATGTCCATTCTCTTCTCAATTATGAAACGGGTCTTGGGTGAAAGTTCGGTCACATTCTTTAAAAGTTTTCTTCAAAATATCAAAAATGATATTATGAATAGGCTTTAAGAATAATTGAGTATAATAGTCAGAAATGGCTATTATTCTCAGTTTGGCCTCTGGATCCCTAACAAAACTTAATTTACCATTTGATTTACTCAATGGTTTTAAATTTTGTTCCCACGCATATTTGTAGGAGCGACAAAAGAAATCCACTCCCTCCTGATCAGTAATGTTAAAGATGCTTTGCATCTCTTCATAACTGTAATGTAAAAGACTATTATATGCTGTTACTGTTGCAGGTCCTTCAGGACCGGCTTTAGTAGACAGATATATATTGTCTTTACTAAAGGATGGAAGATCTCTTTTAAGGGCAAATTTCTTGACAAATTTGTTGATAAAACCACTAGGTATAATATACTTCCCTTTCGGGGGGTCTGTTATAACCTTGTAGTTTGGTTTTACAGTTTCCCATTCTTTACCTTTTAAGGTTCAAGAACGAGAAAAGTTCAAGATTGTTAAAACAAATCTTAAATTATCTGTTAAACCAGAATCAACATAAGCCTTAAGAAATAAAAGCTTTTTAGGTCAGCCATCTTTAGTTAGTCCAATACTCATGTTATTAGTCAACAGAGGGTGACCACATATGTACCTAGTACAATGTAGCCGCATCTGTTTATAATACTTGATAGTATGGACTATACCCCAATCTTTCTGTCACTTAAAAAGTGTAGAAATAAAGGGTCTAAAGAAAGCTTTAAACTTAATATGTGGGAATACTCACTGTAAAAGTCTTTTTAAAACTTTTACATGAATGTTTCTCATATATATTTTAAAGTTTAGTGCTACCTATAGCTGTCTTAATCAATTCCGGCCTCACCAAACTCAGATTTCTCTGAGACCATGGTGGCGCGGGCCCATATCCTATTAACCTAATCAAGATATATTATGTTGACTAGGGAACAGATAAGGGCTTAAGGTTTTGATTCTTTCAAGCATAAGATAGACTTATACTCAAAAGCAACCCATCTTTCGATGGACTTTCAGAAGACCGGAGAGAACTACTAAGTAATTCTTTGATGGCACGCTGCACACAAGCAGTACGTGGCTCTTCGGAGCAGATTACCCTTTTGGAG